ACGCTCCGGTAATGGCTCCAATGCCACCTTGCACAGCCGAGAAAAGGGCAGGCAGTTTGGACACTGCGGAAAAGACGGTTCCCACGCTGGAAATGGTCTTTCCCAATACTATCAGCATCGGACCCAGAGCAGCAGCCACCAGTGCAATTTTCGCAATGGTTTCTTTTGTCCGTGGGTCTAATTGGTTCAGCTTGTCCACCAGTTCCTGAATACGGGAAACAATGGAGCGAATGGTAGGCATTAAAATATCACTAAAACTGATCGCCAATTCTTCCAGCTGGGACTTCAAGATGGTCACTTGTCCGGCAAGGTTATCCTGCATGACCGCTGCCATTTTTTCGGTCGTACCATTGTAGCCGTCTACTGTATCGGAACAGGTGTCAATGGCATTGGACAGTTTTTCAAAATCCGCCGGGGAACCGTTGATGATCGCCAGCATACCGGACATGGCCTCTTTGCCAAACAGCGAGGCAGCCGCCTGTGCCTGTTCTGCCTCGGAAAGGCCGCCCAATTTCTGACGAAGTTGCTCCATGAGTTCCCGTAAAGAATACATCTTGCCGGAACTATCTGTCAGAGAAATGCCGTACTGTTCCATGGCAGATGCTACCGTGTCTGTCGGCTTTGCCAGATTGGTAATGGCGGAACGCAGTGCTGTACCAGCCTGTGAGGATTTGATACCGGCATTTGCCATCAGTCCGATGGCAATGGCGGAATCTTCAGCGGAATAGCCCAAGGAACCCAGCACCGGAGCGGCATATTTGAAAGTTTCGCCCATCATGCTGACGTTGGTATTGGCATTGCTTGAGGCAGCCGCCAGAATATCCGCAAAGTGTCCGCTGTCCGAAGCAGACAAACCGAAAGCGGTCAAAGCATCCGTGACAATGTCCGAAGTAGATGCCAAGTCCTCACCGGAAGCGGCGGCAAGATTCATAATGCCTTCGATACCGCTGAGCATATCGTTGGTTTTCCATCCTGCCATCGCCATATAGTTCATGGCTTCCGCAGCCTCACTTGCAGAGAACTTCGTTTTACTGCTCATTTCACGAGCCTTTTCCCGGAGAGCATCCATCTCTGAACCGGTCGCACCGGACACCGCTGCCACCTTTGACATGGCAGAATCGAAATCCGCACCAGTTTTCACGGCAATGGTTCCCAGAGCTGTGACACCGGCAGTGACCGGCAGCAGCTTTTGTCCCACGCCAGAGATCTTGTCTCCGGCGGACTGCAGCGTTTCACCCAGAACACCCATCTTTTCCAAGGCGGTGTGAGAATTGTTTGCTTCTGTGGTCAGGCGTTTCAGTTCGTTTTCGGTTTCGATGATCTCACGCTGCAAAGCATCATACTGCTGCTGGGAGATTTCACCATTTGCAAGAGCCGTATTGGCTTGTTCTGCAGCGGTTTTCAGCACTTCCAGCTTTTCCTTAGTGGCGGATACCGCATCCGCCAGCAGCTTGTGCTTCTGGGATAAAAGTTCCGTGTTGGTAGGGTCGAGTTTCAGCAGTTTCTGGACATCTTTCAGCTGCGTCTGCGTACCCCTGATGTCCTTGTTGACACCTTCCAGTGCCTTGGACAGCTTGGTGGTATCGCCGCCGATTTCTACGGTGATGCCCTTGATTCGATTAGCCATACAATCTCACCCCCTTATCAAAATTTATCAAAGTCACTCTGATCCGCTAACATATGATATTTGTATTCGTCATTCTCCCGTTCGGTGAACATATCATTCACCAAACCAATGGTCAAAAAATCCAAATCGCCCATTGACAAACCAAGCTGAACGCACCGCAACAAAAACAGCGGTGTGGTCATCGGTCGGTCAATCGGGCGATGTTTTTTTTAGACTGAACCTGTGTTTCTACGTTCAAACCCCAAAGATTGATCAGTTGCGGCAAAATCTCATAAATACTGAACGTGTTAAACTGCTCCAGCCATTCGTCCGACGATGCCGGAATGGCTGCATCGGCGTGTTTTGCCATGATATAGGCGATGTTTTCAAATACCTCAAGGCTTTCAATGTCCAGTGCGGAAGATTTCTCTGTATTTTCTCCCACAGACTTTTGCAGTGCCGCAAAGTCTTGATAAATATCTCTGCGAAATTTCAAGCGATACAGTCTGGGGACTGCTGCACTTGCCTTAAACGGCACATCAATACCATCAATGGTGATGTTCTTCTGAATTGCCATACTGCACCCTCCTTACGCTTTCACAGTGGTCTTGGAAGCCGTTCCGACTGCCGGTGTGTATACGTTCTTGTACCAGCCATCATAAGTAGAAGCATCTGTGGATTCACAGGTCTTTGCCTTTACCAGACCGTTCGGCAGTGCCGAAGCCTTGATGGAGATGGTTTCAGTCTTTACTTCCTTGCTGTCCTCGGTAGTCTGTCCCTCTGTTGCTGGACGGGAAGCGGAACAGCAATAGAGAACATGGCGAATCTTCCGCTTATCTCCGGTGAATTCAAACAGCAACGCAAACTGTGATACCTCATCATCATTTCGTTCCACCAAAACACCGTTGCTGTCCAGGATCTCTCCCAGAATATCTGTAGAGAAATCTGTAGGAATCAAGGCGATTTCCAAATCACCTTCATAGCCAGAATTGTTGGAAATCACGTAGTATACGATGTCGTCGGCATAAAAATTTTCGTTTTCGCCGTTTGCATCAATGGAAATGGAAACCGCACCCGGCAGACGCACCGGATCCACATAGACCGGTGTCAGATTGGCTCCGCTGGCATCGGTTACCCAGTCCTTGATTTTAGCGTAGTGTACATTGGTCAAACCGAATTTGACCTTGTTCTTTTTGTTTGCCATAGGACTTAAACCTCCGTTTCGTAAAGCACTTCATAGAGCCTTTCCGACTCTATCCAGACTTCTGATTTTGTGTAGTAAATCTCATGACGTTTCAGAACCTCTTCAATCTGCTTTTCCAGTTCAAGATTCTTAACATCTGTGTAAAGTTCAATATCCAGCATCTTAAAACTAAAATACATTTGATTATCCGCTGAAAATGTATTTTCTCCAGGAGATAAAAACAGCAAAAAAGGCGGTGCGGGACTTTCACCCTCGGCGAAATGATGGTAGGCGAAAGGCAGTCCCATCTCTTCCATCATTTCTGCGATCTGTTCGTAGGTCATGACAAAGCCCCCTCGATTAAATGCTCCAGCAACTGTACACCGTTTTCTTCCGCAGGAGCAATATGCGGTTTGCCGGATACACGTCCACCGCCACGCTTAGCGTGTCCCTTTTCCAAAAGGTGTGCCAGCTGATAGCGATTCTTACTGTGGACAGTTATCTCCAAAGAGTGACTGTTTTCGCCAGTCTTTTTCGTTGCCCAGCTTTTTGCATATTTTCCGGTGTCCTTCGGAGCATTGGC